CGCAAATATCGATTGTATCAAGAACGTCAACAGCCACTGCTTGGATAGTCGGAACAATATGGCTGTATACACCCAGCGTTATTTTAACATCCGTGTGTCCCAGACGCTCCTGAACTATCTTTGGATGCACATTATATTTTAACAGGACACTTGCATGAGTGTGCCGTATCGCCCTAAAATCACGTTCCATTACCCCTGATCCCCTGCACATCGCCTTGACAAATTTGGCAATATTCCAAGGGATTCTGTATTTTTGCTCTGATGTCGGGGATGGGAAAACATACGCTGATGATGTGCGCGACATCTGCTTAAGATAATTGCCAAGAATGCGCCCAAAGTCAACCCTGCGGACGCCTTGATCTGTTTTAGCGCTTTTTAGCTCTACGTCCGATGATGCACGAGAAATGGAGTGCTGGACCATGATATATCCTCCTGCCGCCTCAAATACAATGTCTACCCATCTAAGCGCATAAATCTCACAAGGACGTAAACCGGTATAAAATCCTATAACAATCCCGTCCTTAACCCACTGTGGGGCATCTTGGGACAATAGTGCAATAACCTCTTCCTCCTGGAACGGCGTAATATCTGTCTTTTTGATGTTCGGAAATTTTACGCCATCGCATGGATTGTGATAAATACAGTTTTCCTGGTGTGCAAACTTCAGGCTCATTCGTAGTATCTTGATGTAATTTCTTTGCGAGGTCTTCTTAAGATTCAGTCGGCTCAGATATTCGAGAAACTCCAAAACATCTTCTTGTGTTATTTTCTGGACGAGTGCACCTGTAAAATATTGCTTTACCAATGGTATGTACTTTTTATAATTGTATACCGTTGGTTTAGCCAGTGTTAGCCTATGAGTCTCAAACCAAAACTCAATGACCTCTGCAAAATACAGATCTGCAAAAATCTCCGGTCCGTTCTTTTCTCCGGCACTCACTGACCGAAATTCTTTTAAAGTCATTATAATCCTCTTTTCTTAAGAGGGCAGCTATGATATAATGAAGCTGCCCTTAGTTGGTAGCGGTTGCGGTGTACTTTGGTCGGTTACGCAGCCGCTTATTTTTTGACAATCCATCCTGCTGCGATCAACTTATCAATGGCATCATCAATATACGCATTGTCCACATTATCAATCATGCCATTGGTGCTTAATCTCACGATGCTTTCACTGCGATATTCTTTCCAAGTCTCGCAATCCAGGAAGTGATCTGACCAAATGCTCCCATCTGATAAATCAATCATCATCGTGTAATACCTTCCATAACCATAAGAGCAGAACGCTCTCGCTTCCTTAAGCTCCTCTCGAACCTGCTGTTCTATTTCCTTCCTGCTGATTTCTTTCATCAATTACGCCTCCTTTATTTTACCCATCTTATCACACTCTGCAAAACCGTTTTCGGTCCACACGCAAAACCGCTTAATGGTATTGTTACCACGGTAATCTTTTTGACCGTAGCCATATACCTGGCCAACTACGGGAGCGTATACAATCAAATCCCCGCCATCATCAGCGTTGCCGGTAAAAGTTCCGATTCTTTTGGTAAAATCGTATTTACCCTGCTCGTCCATCACAGTCACCCACGGTGTGCCATACCGACGTGCATTGTAATCATAAAAACTCTTTACCACTACATTCTTAACTTCATCTTTCATCTTCTTTGCCTCCTGCCAAGATTTTTTAAGTGCGGCGGAAATAGTCAATCCGATTTCTTTAACCATCTTCCAAGCCTGCTTCATAATATTGCTTAAGTCATATTTTTTCATCTCTATTTCCTCCGTTCTTTGTTGTAACTACATTATATCACTTTTAAAAGAGATGTCAATAGTTTTTATCACTTTTAAAAGAAATATTTTATTGACTTTTTTCACTTTGCCATATATGCTATTATTATAAAAACGGAGGTGTTAAAATGCTAAAGTATAAAATCAATGTCTACGATGCACTACAGCGTGCTGGATTTAACACGTACAAAGCAAAAACAAGTGGGTTAATAAGTCAAAACACGCTATATAAGTTAAAAAAAGAAGATACATCTATTACACTTGGTGCTATAAATGCTATTTGTAATATTTTGGATTTACAGCCAAAAGATTTATTAGAATTTGTCCAGACCGAAGAAGATAGAGAAAATTTAAAAAGCATCAATTTATCCCTAAATAAAGAGATAAATATATAATATAATGACGAGCGGGCAGGTGTAATTTGCCCGCTCTTTTTACACCATAAAAGCCTATTCCACCAGCCCTGGCCACCGCAGCGCCCCATCCTGATCCGGAGTAAGCGTCACCGGCTCCACAATCATCCGGCCCTCATCATCCATGATGTACCACTTACCGTCTATGGTCTGCTGGCCCGTTACCATAGCCCCGTCTGCACCCAGATAGTACCAGTGGTCTTTATACTTGTACCATGTGTCATGTACCATCATGCCTGCGCCGTCGAACCAGTACCACTTGTCCTCGTACCAGTACCAGTCATTGCGGACTGGCTGACCGTTGCCGAGGTAGTAGCGCCAACCGCCATCCTCCTGCTGCCAGCCGGATTTTCTCTGTGGCTCCACGAGCGCTGCCTTGAAATCTGTCCACAACTGCGGCTGATCCAGCATCTTACGGGGACAATGCTTGCGCTTGGCATCGTAGTGCCGGATCACATGATCGGCACTGATACCTGTCTCTGCCATGATCTGGCGTACAAGTTCCACGCAGTTAGCACGGGCGGTATCATAATTAGAGTCCGGGTTGACGCAGATCTCGATGTTAATGCTGTTGGTATTGGTGACTCCGGCTACCAGAGGCGTACCGTACTGTCTACCTACAGCATAAGCACCGTCGCTGTAATATAACGTCTGTACTGCTACCGTATCGTCCACATACCAATGCACAGAGGTGGACAGGTTGCCGTTTTTATGGGCCTGGGCGTGTTTGAGCGCACCGGCACCTTTACTGTAATTATCCGTCTCATGGATTACAATCCACTTAGGGCGGTTTTGACCTGCGTAACAATTTATCTGCTTAATCTCTCGTCTTATCTCCATACCTTATTCTCCCTTAACCACCTGATCCGGTGTTTTCGTGCCGGATATTACAGCCTCCGCATCTTCCTTACTGATTTCTTTCCACAATCCATCGGTTCCCATGCTACCCGGCATCCAGGTATTCTGTCCCTGATGTGCACTAATGTAATATTTCTGATCGACTGTAACTACAGCTCCATATTGGTACTGATTACTGATGCCGTCCCAAGGCTCCCAGACAGGGATTTCTACGCCTGTAGGTGGTTCCGGTGTCACACCGCCATTTTCCAACTTGGTCACACGCTCATCCAGAGATTCATATTTTGCAAGTAGCTGCTTGTACAATTCTATCTGTTCTGGAGCTTCTGATTCCGGTTTGACATATTGTTTCATAATAGCAATTAACTCATTTCTTTCATCATCAGTCAAATCTCCCTGTACCCAGAGAGTATCAATTTTAGTCTGCATATCAGACAATCTAAAATCACCTGATATAATAACATTTTTTACAATATCGTACATTATGTACCTCCTATAACAATGCAATTTGAGTGTTCACGATAGCTTGATTTAATTCCTTAAATTTCTTGTCGATGTAAGCCTTGGTATCCGCTACATACGTCACTTCCATTCCTGCTCCTGCGTCATTGGTAATCACGGTAGTCGGGCTGTATGTCCGCAGGGCCTTGTAGGCAGCAATCTCTTCTGGGGTGAGGTCACGCTCGATGGGGGTTTTGAGTGCATACTGCACAATTACTGGGTTCCCTGCTTCTTTTTTCGCTTTCAGCCAGTTAATCCATGGCTCATTGCTTGGATTGTTTTCGTCCCAATCCGGCAGTAAACTCCGCGGAACTCGGAAAGCGATATAGTCACCAAGAGTAAAACCGATTATAGAATTGTTAAATACATTACTTGTTATGGTTGCATAATTGCAGATTCCGTAGTTTTTTACAGCTTCCCAACTTTCGTTGATATTACTGCTGTCAATGTATGCATAGAATGCCAACGTTTTATAATCATCAGTGTTACCCCACGTTCCTGCTCCTGACCAGGTAATTTCCGATACTTCTTTCTCAGCCGTCCTCTGCACATACTTCCCGCGCCCCAAGTCAATCTCATCACAAACCCACTGCTGACCGTCTGCGTCCGTGTAGTTGCCGTCCTTGCTGACTGGTACACCGGGGAGGCCGTTAGGGGTTTGGAGGGTGAGGGATTGAGGCTCGACGTAGGGCGTGTAGGTTTTTATATCGCCCACGGCAAACATATATTCCAGACCGCCACCCACTTTGAGCTGATCATAAAAGCCTTTAACGTCTTTATTTCCGATAGACCTACAAACTCTGGTTTGTCCTGCGTCAATAGAGAACCATACGTTCGAACCGTCAGTTGCAGAAAATTTGATATTTCCACCCTGCGACGGCTTCCCGTTCGTCATCAAGGTCATTACTGTATTGGCTTTTAAAGGAAATTCATAATAGGTGTTATGTGAATTCGGTTTCAGCAGGTTCCTCCCCGTCACCTCAACCGTAATACTTCCACCCTCCCCGGCATTTACAATCGGCACTGGATTTTCCACACTCGGCGTCCCATCCTGCGTACTCTTACCAAACACCCTCAGCCCCCGGAACGGACGACCCTCTGCGGCATCATCAGCAATAATAGTAGAGTCCGAAACCGTGCTATGGATTGCCGGTGCCAAATCGGTCATCCCTTCCACCAGACCGGCTATATCAGTCTTATTCTGGCCAATCTGCTCCCTATCCGCCACAATCCCGGCAGCCGCATCCTCAACCCTCTTGGTCTGCGTATCGCCCTCCGTGGTGACTGCCTCCACTGCTGTAGTCTTGGCCTCAGCAACCTCACTGACCGCCTGTGTGCCTGCCTCCTGTACCGCTGTGGTCTGTTTATTGCCCTCGGCCTTAACAGCTCCCACAGCTGTGCTCTGAGCCTGCCCTATGGCTGTAAGGGCGTCTTGGGCGGTCTGTCCAAACTGCAAAGCGGTCTGCTCTACCGCCTGACGGTCTGCCGCCACGGCTTCCCTCATTTGGGTTACAGTCTGCTTATCATTGGCAACTGCCTGACGGTCTGCCCCTGTCTCCTCAGCGTACTGTCTTGCCCCATCCTCAGCCGCCTCAGCGCCCGCCTGTGCCTGTACTGCGGCTGTCTCTGATAACTTAGCCGCCTGTGCCGATAATGCCGCATCTGAGGCCGCCTGCTGGGTCTGAGAGAGCATCCCTGCTACAGCCTGCTTATCCTGCGCCACGGTGTCGGCGTTGGTCTCTACCTGCTCTGCAAGACCCTCTGTAGCTTGCAGATGCTCCGCTGTCTGGGTGGCTGCTGCCTTGGCCTCATCCGCAGCGACTACAGCCTTGCCACCAGCCTCTTCTGCCCGTTTGGCGGCGTCATTCACGGCCTCGATGGCCTCCCGAAAAATCTCACCGTCTCCTGGTGCCTCGAACGCTTCCGGCTTGGGGCGTGATTTGACCTGCATGGTAATGCGCTTGATCGTCTCGCCGGATGACTTATCCGACAGGTATACCCACGCATAGATGTTATATGCCTTATCTGCCGTCCATACTGTACTGTTGCCCTCCAGCATGCTGTCCGGGATTGTGACGGTTGTTACGCCATCCTTAGTGGTACCCACACGGGGTATGGCCTCACCACCGGTCTCCTGTAGCGCAAAGTGGATTTCTACCGCCGTCGGAAGATGCAGTCCCTCTATCCTGAGCTGCTGACCATAATCCCACTGCCATAGGCCATAGGTGCGGGCGTAATCATCGTTATCTGTAAATACTGCTGTAACCATTGGTCACCTCCAACTAAAAAGGACCCCAGAGATTTCCCTGGGGTCTGTCTGCGTTGCGACGTCGCACAGCTTACTTATCTTCCGTGCCTACCGCCCGCTCATCTTCCTTGCCGGTTGCAGGGCCGGTGGTTACAAAAGTGGTATCCTGTGCACCCTTGGGTCTTCTCTTCTGTGCTGCGTCGTTCTTTCTCTGCTCTGCTGTTCTCTTGTCCTGATTCTTTCCTGTTGCGTTTGCCATAATATTTGTCCTCTCTTTCAAAAATGATATGTAATAGTTGCTCCGGCTCTGACCCTGGCCGGACGGGAGACCTATGGATCACCTCCTCTCAGGTCTTGGCTGGCAGTTCCGGAAGGCCTGCAATGGATGTTGCCACCGACAGGATACCGGACAGCGCGGATGCACTGGCTACCATAGGCCAGTTGACCTCACCCATGACCGCTGCTGAGCCGATGGTGGCGACAAATGTCTGCGCCATGGTCTTGACCGCACGGATACCTGCAGCCTTGACCCACTGGATGGTATCCACATCAGCCCTAAATACACAGTTCTTAAGCATAGTTCCTCACCTCCCTTCTACTGGTCTATAATAGATTCCAACAGCTCGTCCCGGATCTGCTTCATCGTATCTATCCCATTACCAGTGATCTGATGATTGAGCAGCGCCGCAAGGCTCTTGGACTGCTGTTTCTGCATGTTTTCCAATGCGACAAGTCTTTTGTAATCCTTGTCTGAATGCTCCTCCAATTTCTGCACTCTGGCAGTCAAATGAAAAGCCGGCTTGATTACCTTAACGATAACCGCACCGGCTCCACCTATGATACTTATCCCTCCGCAAATGGCGAGGATTGTCTGTATGTACTCCATGGCATATCTCCTTACTGCTCTACTACCCTCAAAATCTCCTTCCGTTCCTCTTCCGTCAGGTTTTTGTATCCTTTCAGGATCTTTTCTGGATCTTCTCCAGCTTCCTTCCGTATGCGCATTGCCCGGATAATGATAGACTTCTGGATATTACCAATCATGCTGATACACCTCCTATCATGTCTGCCAATGCCATTGTTAACTCTGCATTTTCCTGACTCAACCGCATGATCTGCTCTGAATCAGTTGGAATATATTCAGCCGGCTCTTCCACATCTCCTGCAACCGTATAAAAAATGCCATTACGATACCTGTCCCCTGCCTGAACAAGCCATTTATACTCTTCTGCAAATGCCTCATCACCATACGCAGCCATGGCAGCTCTGTTTGCTTCTTCATAATCATTAAACATCGCAATATTCTGTACTGTGCCTTCCTTCATCGTATCAACCAGAATATATGCTTTCGCAAACTCTCGTTTCATTTTGCCCTCGCTTTCCTAATACAAATTTACAATTACAATGCCAGAACCACCATAGGCAGGATTGCATGATCCCCAGCCATCAGATGATGAGTATCTGCCACCTCCGCCACCACCAGTATTTGGAGTACCATTAGTTGGATAGACAGCTTTTCCGTAATTGGTTCCTTCCCATCCACCGCCATTTCCTCCGCCTCCGGCACCTCCAGTTCCACCTAAATTAAAATATTCTACGCGGTCCCCCTCATTATTTCTATTGTTATAGTGGTTATTGCCGCCAGCTCCGCCGCCTGCATATAAAGCACCCACAGAATTACCCCATGCTCTCGTGGTTCTTCCCTGTCCTGTACCATTTGGGAATTTAGGAAATGCTCCATTTCCGCCATCAGAACCACCATTTCCTCCTCTTACTCTACCTGTAGAGCTTCCTCCGCCTCCGGATCCCCCATTTCCGGCAGCTACTCCATACGAATCAGGAGCACCATTTCCTCCAGCTGCTGAAGCTTTCACCGCACCATTTACGCTAATAGATGAGGTACCGCCATTAGATGCTGGTCCGCCACCTCCTCCAACAACAACCGAAACATTATTTCCCGTAGTGATTGGAATCCCATATTGAGTAGCAGTATATCCGCTTCCTCCACCAGCATATCCAGCTCCTCCGCCTCCTCCAACAAGAAATACATCCATCTTAGTAAATCCCTCTACAACAAAAGAACCGGAAGCTGTAAACGTTCTGCTGGTAGAACCTCCTGTAGTAATCTCTGCATTAAGAGTTGGGCCAAACAGTTCGCCAATACTGGTAGTAACATACGGAGTACATGATAAGAAATATCTTGTATTCAGATTCGGCAAATCAAGAAACGCCTGTGAAGCAGCTCCGGCAGAATGGTTGTTCCCCGCTCCTTTATAAATCTGAACTCCGCCAGATGCGCCAGGATACCCTCCCGTGTCATATCGAATGATAACTCCGCTATATGGTCGGCCAGCCGCCTGATTCGGATTTGTCCAGGTAGCTATGACCCTTCTTCCGGAATAGGCGGCAACACTAAAAGACAGTAAACTATTAACCGTCATATTACCTGTATGTTTGGTTTTGGCATCATTGCTATAAAACGTCTCTCCATTCAGCACATGGGCTGCCTGGGCGTTCCCTGTCAATTCCAATATTCCCTGAACCGGTTCATCATCTGATCCTTTCAGTATGCCAGTGTAGCCTTTCAGAAGTTCTGCGGCCGTTGCGGTGCAGTCATCACTCCCTGCTCCGCCTCCGCCCGAACCTGTCATCAGTATATTTCCCATACTTTGTCCTCCTTATAATTTAAGCCCCACTACAATATCTGTAGCCGGCTTTTTGTAGACCTTGAATGTCACTGTTCCATCTCCTGTTTTTCCTGTTCCGGAAGCAATAATGCCAAATGCCTTGCTGTATGCCTTCTGAACTTCTATCGTTGCACCGTCCGCCAACTGACTGACCAAAACAGGATTATCCTCTGTCTTAATGCTCGGAACTGCTACCGTCTGTGTATAGGGTACTGACGATCCAGCCCATCCAGAAGCGGTAAGGGTAATACGAATAGGGGCGGCATACAGGCGGTCAAGCAAATTTTCATGCTTCTCCATCTCCCGATCCACTATTTCTGCATTCTCATTAAAATCTTCTACATTTATATAATCGCTGGCCCCTGGTTTTTTTAATTTATATTTGTCTGTTAATTCCATTTATCCTATTACTCCTTATCTCTTCCCAAGTACGTGCTGCGGCCTGCTCCCAGGTCAGCACCTCCACATCTCTCCAGATGTTATAGATGTATTCGTACTCCACCACCAGATGTGCAGGCTTAATTTCCTCAATAGTAAGCTTCAGATCTGCCATATTTCCCGGAATCCCCAGTATACCTACAAAGCGGATCACAAAACGATAGTGCGCCGCATCTTCAATTACTTCCACTTCGCCATTGGAGTAACTACTTGCTACATTCTTTACCATCTCTTTTGTGGTAGTTCCAACACCGGATATCTTGGCGCGGATCCGCTCCTGACGAAAATCATCCGGTTTTGATACGTCCACCTCCAGCCCTAAAAGCTGCTCATACCTTGCCAACAGCTCTGACGCTGTAGATGCAAAGCATTCTGATATTGTACTGCTCAGCCCCTGCTCCAGATCATCCGTTACCTCGGAAAGCAGTCCCTGTAATGTCTGCATGGTCACATTCTTTTCATAATAATCCGGAAGCAGTTTAATCAGTTCCAATCCGGCTCACCTCCGTCAGCTCAATGGTTCCAGTCACAGGAATCTGTTTTTCCCCGACTGTCACGTTTCCTGTCCCGCCATTTAAAAGAAATCCCTCAAAATCCTCTACTCCCGGAATATCCAGCAGCAGGCTTCCAAGCTTTGCATGACTGATCCTATATGTAGCAAATACGGTTTCCCTCAGAAATGAATCCACTGCCAATTTATACGCTGCCTGAATATCCTCCAGAGTCTTGCTTCCGTCCCTCATGATCTTTGCTTTCACATTGATCGTAACAGCCTCAGGACTCTTAACTGTTACCGAAGCACCGATCGGGCGCATCGTTTCAATGTATGCTGCCACGGTCTCCGGCAGGGAAGATGATATCTTTTTATCACTGTCTACCACAAGCACAGTAACCGTACCAGGACCGTCTGCCAACGGGAAAACTTTTGCTGCGCCGGTTCCAGAAACCTCCAAAGCCCACTGTTGGTAATGGTAAACATTTCCTGAAGTGGCCGGAAGTCTGATTTTGGTATACAGGCGCTCACGCAAGGCTTCATCTGTCTCTTCATCTGCGCCTGGAGTAATAATGTCCCCCAGCTCTGCAGTAATCCCCGTTATATTGGAAATAGGCTGCATTGCTCCACTGTACTGATTACCGATCACACCAGGTGTTTCACACTCCACCCTGTATTCTGTTTCTGATTCTTCTTCCTTCACACGATAGACAAGATTATTGATTCCCCAACGAGTGCCAATCTCCACCCGTCCGGAAGTAGTCATCATACGCATTGCTTTTGTGGCTGGCTTTCTGGAAACATTGTAGGCCTCTGCCGCCCGGTCCAGATACTCACCAAGGGCTGTATCTGGAAAGACCAGATCTATGAAGTTGTCCAGCTGAAAATCCTGCTGGGCCAGAAAATAAGCACAGGGAGCTAATGCATCATAAATAACACTGCCTTCCCGTTTATCTACATCACTTGGCACCCTGTCAAGCATTGCCTGCAGCAGTTCCTCATAGGTCATTTTCATACAGCCACCTCTTTCTCTATCTGTATTTCACCGTAAATGCTGGATACTTGAAAGGAACAATGGCAGCTGTCTCCAGAAAACTCAAACCGGAACCCGTCCACCTCCCGGATCCGGTCATCCTGCAAAAGGGCTTCCTCGATCATGCGACGCATCTCCGCTCTCACATAAGCCCGTTCCTCCCCGATCAGCTCTTTCCAGGCTATGCCATATTTAAAACTATAAATAGGATATTCATACTGCTCCGTAGACAGGATTTTATAAATGGCCTGTTTTAACGCCGCCAGTTCATCCACGAAACCCTCTATCTTAGTTTCCGATAATCCGTAGGTACGGGCCTTATAGGTCTGTTCCTGAACAATCAGATCCGTTGTAAGTTCTGCCATTATGTACCTCCTGCTGTCTGATATGGCTTTCCGATAATCTCCAGAATGTAATATTCATGGCCTCGATCATTACGAAGAAGCCGTACTTTATCTCCCGAAACCAGCTGGCTCTTTGCATTTCCTGTAATCATACTCATGGGTATCGGAAGTTTCTCGATCATAACGCCATTTCCTGTATAGGTTCCTACAAGCACAGCGGCTGGCTTACGGCTTTTCATGTAGTTATCAACCACCGTTTTTATCAGATTGAATAGCTCCTGAACACTTCCACGGTCATTCACCTGCCATCACCTCCATGGTCATTGTGTGCACGGGCAGAAAATCGTGCGTTACCTTCTTTACAATCAGCCTCCGATTTAATGCAATATCGGCAATGCTGCCATACACACTATTCCCAGCCCGTACCCGAAGATCTCCCAGGCACTCCAGCTTTAAGGTTTCCTTCTCATGGTTATACAGCTTCAGAAGGTTATTGGCTCTCTCCTGTGCCTTGGCTGCATTATCCACGCCTGAAGGAGAGGATTCCAGGTACTGCAAAAGGCCATACCGGTTCACGGCCTCCTGGTCATGGGCGGCCCCCACATCGATCTGACCTGTATCCTCATTTTTCCATACAACCTTGATCTGATTGTAATAATCATCATCAATAGACTTCTCCCAACTGTAGCCCGTACACAGACTGTTGTCCCCCAGGACCAAAGGAAGCTGCAGGTTCCGCATATTCCACAGGCACACTTTCCCGTACTCATCACGCAGGCAATAATGCTCCTGGGTACCAATCAGAGTATCCGAAACAGCCTGCACAATGTGATCCAGCCAGGACTTTTCATAATCAGCAATGGTTGGAATGATAAAGCCGGGATCCTCAACAGTTCCCGGCGTCATGGTCTGAAATGTGCACATATTTTCTACCAGATTTTTAAGCGTCCCATTTTCCAGCACAATGATATCCTTATTCTTTGCTCTCCGGAGCTGGTCATATGCTTTGATGGTTACTATCTGGCCGGTTCCTCCGTCTCCGCTGTCTCCTGACACTTTATATGCAGCGCCAAAAAAGATGCCATCCGTCTGATCATTGTCTGTCAAGCGGATCGCATCCCCATTCTGGAGTATCAGGCCGTCACTGATATAAGAGATATCCATACAGCTGGCTCCTTCATTCAAGGCTTCTGTCCATGAAATTTCCTTGCACATTTCTGAAATATCATAAATATATCCCTGGCTTTCTACCAGTACCTCCACGCTGTCACCTCCTACACCGGAATGGAAAGAACCTGTCCTGGATAAATCAGGTTAGGATTCTTAATATCGGGGTTGGCTGATGCAATCTTTGTATATTGGCTGCCGTTCCCGTAATACTTCTTTGCGATCCCCCAAAGAGTGTCCCCAGACTGGACCGTATGGGTCTTATTCTCCGTCACCGCCGGATTGGTTTCTGCTACCGCTGCTGTATCCTCTTGCTTAACAGTAGCTGCAACCGTCTGTACTGCAACATACCGTTTGCCTGGGGCCTTGTATTCCTGCAGCTTAATACTCAGGTACTTATCCCCCTCCTCACCGGCCTTTTCTACTGCCTCCACGCTCTTAACCAATACCATTACACTGATATCATCTGTAATGTCATTGGAGGCAATAAAGCGGACCGGCTTCATGTTCTTCTGAGCCTTCCGGAACATCTTTTCGTAATAATCTGCGTCCGCTCTGGAACCAGAATTCATGTAGTGGTAGTCCTGGCTGGGGAATTCCGCTTCAAAGCTGAACTCCTCCAGACTGTAGTAAGAAGGGACAGAAACCTGCCCTGTCCCAAGTACCTGATAATTCTCTATATTTAACTCCCTGCTCCGCTTGATCTCCTCGGGATTGACTGGTAGCTTGTATTTCTTACCCCCATATTTAAAATAGACAGAATATGACATTATTCAGGCACCCCCTCTGGCGCAGTGGCAATTACTTCCTTGAGGCGATCCACTACATGGCCTACAAGACCGTCTGTATCTGCTTCCTTGGTGATCGGGCCAGAAAACTCCACACGGATATTGGGCGCAAGGGTATTCTGGGCGATCCGGGCCACATAATCCCGCTCCGCAAGCTTACGCATCCACTCAATATCCTCTTTTTCTGTTTCTACCTTTACTGCTCCGCCTTTCCCTGTACCCTTTACAGTGGCAGGGTTTCCGGCAGTGGCAAACGAAGAGAAATCAATTCCTGATCCGCCTGCTCCGTCCAGACTGGGATTAAAACCAGAAAACAGGTTAGAGGCTTTGTCTGCCAGATTTTTTCCTGCGTTGTACCCCTTCGACGCCATTTCTGAGTAATCCAGCAGTTCTGGTTGTTTCACATACTCTTTCCAGCCACTTTCATCCTTAATTGCAGTGATCTTAGTTTCAAGTCCTGTCTGCAATCCTTCCAGTCCTGAAGTAATATCTACCGTAACCCCAGGTATTTTATTGACAATATTTTCAATCGACCGTGCCATATTAAGCACATAACCGATACAGGCATTCGCCATATCCAGAAATAACACTTTAACCGCTGCTGTCGCATCGTTAAAACAAGTATTTCCAATGAAGTTTGCCAACATAGAAAAAACTGCTATTATCGGATAAACAAAATGGTTATAAACGAACGCAAACAAGGCAAAGAATGCTCCCCCAATCAAGCCGGTAGCACTGATCGAAGTCCCCGCAAAATGATTGACCGCAGCCACCCCAGCATAAAAAGCAGCGACAAGTAAGATCACTGCCCCTATAATCCATGTAATAGGGCAGGCAGCAAGTGCGGCATTAAAACCTTCCTGAGCCCATATGAGCATAAAAATCGCTGCATACTCTGCCCAATCCGCCGTTGCCTTCAATCCCATAGCTGCTGCATTTTTCATTGTAGTAAGCCATCCGATCCCAGCTGTAGCATTATACACTAACCATGCTCCCGCAATTCCGAGTATAATCGGGCCGAAAATATCTAAACGGTCACCTACCCATCCAATGGCATCCAGCAGAGAGCTAAATGCGCCTGCTGCCATAAATACCAGGCCTGTCAGGTTTTCCACTGCTGCCTGCCCCATATCCGAATTGAGCATGGCATTCGCCTTTTCAAACACTCCCCCAAACGCCTGCATCCCGGTATTTTTAATCTGGTTCCAGACATCTGCAAACGTCATAGGCATACTGTTGAATTTTCCATTGATATCATCTGCAGCATTAAACATCGCATTTTTGATAATGTCAGAGGTAATTAAGCCCTGAGAGGAAAGCTCCTTCAACTCACCTTTGCTCTTTCCCGTATACTTGGCGATGGCATCCGCCACCATGGGGGCATTTTCCATAACAGAGCGGAATTCATCGCCCTGCAGTTTTCCTGCCGCCATAGCCTGGGTAAGCTGTAAAAATGCAGCACTCTGTTCTGCCTGTCCAGCACCAGATACCTTTAAGGACTTGTTAAGCAGTTCAGTGAAACCTATAGCCTCCTGGTTGCTCCCAAAGCTGTCACCGGCCAACATACGCATCTTTGCCACCGCATTTGCCGTTTCCGTGTAACTTCCCCGGGAACGGTTAGCCGATGCAAAAATATCGTTCTGCAATGCAGCCTGCTCGGCGGGGGATGAGGTGATCATGCCAAGCCTGGCATTGGTATTCGTATAGCTGTCCGCAATATCCATACCCTTTTTCACTGCTGCCAGACTGGCAACTGTACCGATCAGTGTCTTAAGGCTGCCGTTCGCGCGGGTGGCCTTTTTTGACACTACATCCAGCCCATCCCCTAAGCCTTTTACCTTCGGCGCTGCGCCGGATGCGCCTTTCCCCATCTTATGAAAGGAATCATTCGTTTTATCCGCTGCCTTAGAAGTACCCAGCATCTTATTCATCGCTTCATCTGTACGGTTTATCATCTTGTTAATCTGGCTGCTGTATCCGTCCATCAGCTTGAACATTGCATTTAAAGTTGGCATCTCTTCCTCCTTCCTAAGACAGTTGAGCCGCCTGCCTCTTTTCTTCTTTTACCCTGAGGTCAATGCTCGCATAAATAAAAGCGCGTTCTCTTGGTCCCACCGGATCATTAGCCCCGCAGATACCGGCCAGTACCCCAGGCCTGATATGAAGTCTTTGCAGGGCGAAGTGTGCGTAACATAGCTCAGGATCGCCCTGCTCGATCAGTTTTTTGCCTCATCCATATCCTCGTTGATATCCTGATCGAGTCCAGACAGTTCCTGTACAGCCTCCATGAGTGTTCCGTACTCTCCCACATACAGCATGGCGGACAATACCTTGTCTGCTCCTAAAACGCCATACCGTTTCTGCAGTTCTGCATTGTTCAAATCCGGCTCTACTACGGCCATAGCGGTCAGCTCACGGTTGTAACTGATACGGTTGAACTGCTCAACGCCGCTTTTTTTATCTACACTGCGGTGCTTCTTCATCAAGGTTTCATTTTCCTGCTGGGTAATAGGCCGGATCACAAAGGGAACCGTCTTTCCATTCTCCCGAAAGCGCTCTGATACAATGACCTCTTTGTTTTCTGCCTGTACTGGATTTAAAAATGCACTTAAGCTACTCATAGTCTTTTTTCCTCACTTTCTATCTCATATTCTCCGGAAGTGTATAGCTCTCCAGATCGTCCAAATCATCAAAAGTAAAATCTGAATCAGTGGTGTTCAGATCCTCACTTCCGTCTTCCAGATACGCCACTGGTGCTTTTGCCAGAATGCAGTCCCTCATCACGATTACTCGTCGACCAATAGTAGACGCCGGATCCTCGTTGGTAGTCTGAATGCTGATCGTAGGTGTCTTCCCCTCTTTGATGTACTGCTGATAAATCGCCGATGCCGCAGGGCTTACATTGTACATGGTGATGCTTCCTTTTCCCTCTGCCGCGACTACCTTATGCTGTTTCATCCTGTGCCCCAGAAGCTTCTTGGCGATCACTGTAAACTCAATATTTGCTTCGATCTTGGACAGTTCAAAAAAATAACGGTTCTGGCCGTCGATTGTGATATAGGCGCTGCCCTCACTGCCAGTCACAAGGTCTTTGATTCTGGTATAGTTTTTTCTTGCCATAGTCCTTCACCTCCTACGATAAATTAACGGTGATATAGATCTTCTCTACGCTGTCTACCGGCTGAACGAATACATCTACCACCACGGCATCTGAATCCGTTCCTGCTACCACCGTGACATCGTCTGTTTCAAAATTCTGGATGGCAGCCATATTCTGTAAAACTGTTAAATAATCTACCAGTCCAGCTCTAAGAAGAGCTCTTCCATCCTCGGTATTATTCGCTTGCCCTACATAATTGCTTTCAAAAATCAAAGAAATGTCATTTGCCAAATTATCCAATGTTCTGATAACCCTGTTTTTTGTGAAAAACTTTCCCTTTTCCGGCATCGTGGTTGTAAGGGAGTTGATGTCAGAAACAATTGTAACATTCTGAGCGCTGTCCACTTTAAAAATCAGCTTACCTGCCCTGACTGCTGTTTCCATTTCAGTTTTGGTCATTCTGGGAGATACGTCCACAGCCCCCATATACTTCATGCCGGTATTAGAAGTGGTAATACCAGCCCCGGCTGTTGCTCCGGCTACCCATGCAGTAGTTTCTGCGGCAGTTAACCTTGTACCATCTGTCAGAATAACCCCCTGCACCACATTGATGATTCCCTCTGAATCTGCCTCATGGTTTGCCAGCACCGCCTGACACTTAACCCCCTCCTCCTCTCTCATGGACTTAATCCATTCTGTAATCACAGTCTTATTAGAAGATGCGGCCTCTGGCTCTGTATCGTAAGGATAGCACAGCGTATTGAACTGCACCGTTTTCAGCTTTTCAAGTGCTGCGTTGACCGCATCTGCATCATGTGTTTCTGGCAACTTATAGACCAATACTGTTTTGGCCTTTTTAAGCGCCTCAGCAACCAGCTTCTTATCCTCAGCCGTTGCTTTCTCCGGATACGCCTGCTCTGTGGCTGTAATTGTATAGATCTGTCCATCCTCCCCCACGGACATCTCCTGAAGAATCACAGCAATACCACGATCCCCCGGTGTGATGGACAGAGGTTCATTTGTCCGGATATTGATATATGCCCCAGGAAGTACCTTGTCCTGAGTTTCCCATGTACCTGCCATAGGTTAATCCTCCTTTACATCTGTATTTTGAATGATAGACTGCATCTGCGGTGTGGAGTCTTCCAGGTATTCCCGATAATCCACATCAAACATAAAATGCAGTACCTTGTCCTCAATTTTTAAGTTTCGGTTCTTAATTTTAAAGCCAGGGGCCGCAAATTCTCTTGCCAGCTCCTGGCCTACGCTCCAGCATTCCTCCTGGCTTCCATTCTCAGCGAAGTACAATATATCAAGACTCACCATATTTTTCAGACGGCCATTGATGCCACGGGAAGGATTCTGATCATACAACGTCACCATAAAGCAGGGAACCGTGAAATTCTGCGGTACATCTTCGCAATATACTTTGCAGTTTTTCACGGCTTTCAGTCCTTCTGCTACTGCCTTATATAACTCATTGATCGTGTCGATTCTGCACCGCCTCCACTTCCTTTTTGAATAATGCAATCATGCGTTTGGATACATAATTCTGTGTTTTTTCAAGCACATGAGTTCCTTTTACAAAACCTTTGGTCGGGCCGTCCTTTTTCGTAACGATCCTGTGTCCATAATTCCAATAGGACGCATACTCCATGTTATTGACCATCTCCGTCTCCAGGGCGCCTGCAGTGCGTCTGGTCGGCAGCTTATGCCAGCTTTCCCGGAGTTTTCCTCCCACACCAGGGCTAGAAACCTTAAAGCTGACAACCTCACCCACTTTAGGGCCGTTCCTGATGGTAAAGACTACCGGGTTCGGGTGCGCTCCTACCGGTGTCCTTCGTTTAGCATAAGCAACTCCCTCATTAACAGCCTGGTTAAGCACCCTCTTGTCGATTTCCCGGATATCATCCACCATATCCATAAGTTCTTTTCGGAACTTCCTGATGGCGGCTTCGTTCCTGCGGTAATTACTGCTGCTCATGCATTATCATCCCTCTTTACTTCACACTGCCACTGATAGGTATACGGGTGACACTCTCCCAGGGTAAGCTCTACGGTCTTTCCTGTACGCAGAGTAACCACGATCCGGTCTCCCTCCCGAACATCCTCCTCCAGCCCGCAAAACAGTTTATGACTGTTCTGAATAGAGGGATTCGGGGCACCAGTCGGTGCCTGTCCGGAAGAGCTGTACCGGCAAGGACGATCCTGTGCCACAATCTCCAATTCATTCCGGGTATACCCGTCCTTTTCTACCTCCTGCCAGCGCTTCACTGTCATTCTGGCATCATACATCACTGCATATGGGCTAATCATAACCTCTCAACCTCCTGTGGCGGCGCAGGGCTGCCTTATCACTTGAAGACAGCCCATAGATGCTCTCCTTTGTGTTTCCGTCTGTCTGAACCCATGTGATGCTGCCATCACCCTCCTTGATGCTGGCAACTTCCGGATGGTAGCCGGTTCCATTGGCCTCTTCATAATTCAGGATTCCTTTCACCTTCTTCCGGATCACTGGTTCCAGAATATCCGGGATGCAGTTCTCACTCAGATTACAATAATCACACACCATCCGGATCACATCCGAAATCAACAGCTTATGTTCTCCTGCTGCGAGCTCCAGATTCTTTTCTACGGTCTCCAGCATCTCAGAAAATGTCATGGCAGCCTCCTTATTTTGCAATAATCCCGGCATCCCGAAGAGATTTAAGCAACGCATTAAACTCCTCCTGAGTCGGAGCGGCAGCGGCATCTTTTACCGCTGCGCCCTGTTTCATTCCTGCAGCCGGGATTCTCCCATCCAGTTCTTCCAGAATTTCACGCAGTTTCGGCTGAATCCCGGACATATCAAAATTCTTCTTCATGTATTCACCTTATCCTTTCAGTCCAGTGATTGCACCGTGCATAAATGCCGGCCCGTGATCCAGACCAAACTGTCCAAAGATCTGGCCCTCTTCCGATGCTCCGGCCTTAGCAAGCTCTTCATAAAAGAAATTGCCTTTGCCCGGTACCGGCTGGAATACTGGTGCCATTACAGACAGCTCTGCAGCCAGAACAGCGGTCTGGGGCACGAAACGATCAAGGGCAATACCGATGTTTCCAAAATCGGTCTCAAGCTGCTTAATATTGGTTCCACCCACATTTCGGTCAGTAGGAGCATAAGAGTAGATATCAGTGATAATCTGCTTTTGAGTACTGCCCACATACAGAACCACATTAGAAAAAATAGCTCCTGCATCATACATAGCTTTAAACAGCTGCTGCATGAGAGCCTTGGTTAAAACTGCGCTCTTTCCGTCTACTTTGGTACCGCCATCACCCCCGCAAAGAGCCAGAAGGCCTCTGGTCTTGCTTGCCACATCCGGGCTGGTTGCCTTTGCATACACCCCGTTGATAATGGTGTACTCAATATCACGGGCAATCTTTTCCAGCTTTCTTGCAATCTGCCAGTCTTTCTCGGTAGACTGTACATTGTTCTGCTGTCCAGCAGTGTTAAGACCGCTCATCCGTCCGCGGTTGCTCTCCTTCACATAGGAAATAGACACCTTCTCATGAAAAATCTGGGTCACATTGGTATTCTGGCTTCTCACGATCTCTTCTGCCTGAGGCGCAGTCAGGGAAGCTGTCTCGGTAATTGCTGGCTGTGCTGCCACCGGAAGACTGTACTGGGAATCGGTTGGGAATTCAAAGTTATCTGTCTGCACACCGCCGGTCATACCGCCAATAGCGGAAAAAATCGGTGTATTGACTGCATCCGCAGTAAATAAATCTCCTGCGTAGTTAGGTAAATTCCAGGTTGTACCTGTTCCTTTCTGATTTGCCATATGTTATTCCTCGCTTTCTGCCTGATTCAGGCTAAATAATTCATTTCTTGCTGCGATCCGGTCTGACAGACGGGTATTTGGATCGTTGATCAGCTTCTCCAACTGTTCCCTCCTCGTCGCATCACCTGTGACCTGTGGAGTGGTTTTCCCGTTGTTAGGCGGGGTCTTCCCGGAGACCGGCGGGGTAAACAGCTCTTTATAAGTCTCCTTTACCGTCTTCAGCTGGTCGGTCAGACCAGACACGGTTCCATCCTCTGCCAGGATCAGCTTCGTCCGGTCAATCTTATCCGCTACCAGTTCTGGATACTTACAGTCCGTCAGCTGGTCCTTAATGGCACTGGTCAGCTTCATATCACGGATCTTATCCTCATATGACTTCTTAGTAGCCTTGTTGGCATCCTCCAGCTCTGTGATCTTATTCTGAAGAGCCTCGCTATCCTTAGCCTCATCCTTTAAGACCTTAAGCTGCTTATCCCGGTCAGCCACCTGTTTTTCCAGATCGGCTTTCGCCGTATTCACTTCATCAAAACGGGACTTTGGGATAAATCCCTTCATTTCCTCGGTATAGATGTCCATGACGGCCTTAGCCTGCTCTTCTGTCAGACCTTTCGCAATCAGTTCCTCTTTCTTCATGTTCGGTTGCTCCTTTCATCTTCGCTTGTTATCCCGGTCGCGCCCGGTGACGTCCCGTTCTTTTTCGCCTGCGGTACCGGAAAGGCGAAAAAATAACACCCAGGCCCCGCCTGCGTGTCTATGACTAATCCTATGACTTGCTATGACTTAATTTTCCCACATTTCACGCACCGCCTTACATACCCACCATAAGGTCCATGGCGGCGGCACCAGTGCTTTCTATATCGGTGTTCACATTCAGGCTTTGCCCGACAAAAGAACCGTTTCAGCCAGCTTAGAAATCTATTCATCATGCGCTCCTTCCTGTTGCGACGTCGCAACACCTAACTGCCAAGCCTCGCGACAATATCAAGTTCCCTCTGGGATAATTGGTATATAACCGTGTTGGCCTTCTCTGCCGCTGCTTTCTCTGCCGCTGCCTTCTCTGCCGCTGCTTTCTCTGCCGCTGCCTTCTCGGACAAAAGCAGTCCTGCACCAAAAATTGCTTTCCGCTCTGGAATCTGTGCATCTAACTGGCTAATATGTTCACAGTCCTTGCGTTTCACCTCGAAATCAACTTCCCATCTTGCAAGCTTCTGCATCATTGCGGCAGTTACAATGTGATCTGGATATTCATATTTAGGCAACTCCCGAACTTTTTTCTTTCTCAGCCTTTCCGATACATTGTTAACTATCCGTGTTAGTTCCGGACAGGTCTGAGCAATCACATCTTTATCCAGATTTGTTACAAATGATGTTTTTACATTTGCACCATTCTCATAGATAATACTGCAATCACATATTAAATGATTCATTTTATCCCATGTCTTTCGGCTAGATAAAATCGTAAGGGAAGGCGCAAATAAAAAGAACCTTATACCATGCTCCAGATAATACTCGCAAATCTGAGACAGGATGGAAAACGGCGGATTATCCAGAACTATACTGTCCTCTGAATAATCAAAAGACTTATAATCTGCTCCCGGCCAGAAGGGACGTACTGTATCCTCTGGGTTAATCCCGTACCTTAAGTATACCCACTCTTTGATCGCCTCATATATTTCTGGAGGAGTGTAACAGTCATCTGTTGTCTTTTTAGGCTTGAATTTCTCTACGAATTCGTCATAATTTTTACTTTTCATTGTCTTATATCCTTAATTTTGCGTATAAAAATACCACCGGCCATTTCTGACTGGTGGTTTTTAATATCCTGCTTCTTTTAATATTTTTGAAACGTCTTCTTCACTAGGTAACGGGTATTCCTCATTATATGCATCACATTCTTCCTGTGATAATTCCTTAAAGCAGATTGGCATCGAGAGACGATCTTTATACCATTCATATGCCTCTTTTTCTTCTCTTGTCATACTTATAGCACCTCCAAGATAATTCTTCCCTCTTGATTAGATATTACTCTTAATCTGCAGCTTTTGTCAAGAAGAAACTCCCTTTGTTTTGGGTATTTGCTAATGCTTTCTATGTATGCACCGCAAGCATCTTTGTGGACGAAAAAGACCATTTCAACTTTCTTTTGTAATGCTGCATTTTTAGAGACCGAGGTGCTTATGAATTGCTCTGCGCAAATAACCTTCCCCACAGGATAGTCTTTGTAGGGATTAAAATCCATATTTCTATAGCATATAATATCGTGGTCAAGCTTATTCTTCATTAATGCTTTAGATATAGTAGCTGAATACTGTTCCAATTTTTCATCTTTCGGCTTCTCCCCTCGGAGCATAGCATTTAATCTCTCAAAGAATCTGTTAGGTTTTTTATCTCCAGAATTATATGTATATTTCTGTATTGCGTGCTTTTCAGCTTCTGAAAGTTTTTCTATCCATCTTTTAGAATCTTCCCTCAGAACATCAACTACTTTTTCCTTCGGTAAGGCTCTGAAATTTGCCAATGGACGTTTTGACTGAACATATTCATGGCTATTCATACCGCCCGTCTTAAAACGTGCCCTCTTCCATTCCCTTGCTTTTATTCCATAGCGCTTTTGATTCTCCTCATCCAGCGAATACTCAGCCAACCGTTCATTCTTCTCTTCCTGCCACTTCGCATACTGCTGTTTCCGTTCCTCTCGTCTGTTTGCATATCGCTTCTGATTCTCTTCCTGCTTATCGACATACTTCTTTTTCCACTCCTTCCAACTCATATCCTCCGGAACTTCAATCGGATTTCCATCTGTATCCCTTGCTGCTCTGGTCAGCCCTTCGGTTGGAGTATCATCATAGTGCGGGACTGTAGTACACCGGCACAATGGATGGAAGGGCGGCATATTGACACCAGTGACCTCTTTCCCAACCTCATACACCTTATTGTCCAGCTTTCCACAGACGTTGCAGGTCTTGCTGTCCAGTGTGGCAAGGATCTCATATTTTGGCACACCATCCTCTTTGTATCCGGCGTGGGTGGCCTCACTCATCAGGAAGGAGCTCTCCGTATGTAGGAGCCGGTATGCATCGAACTTTTTAGAGTTCATCTTCTTAGCAAACTCTTTCGTCAGTGTAGAAGGGTGTCTGCCCTGAATGAGCATCGTGGTCACCGCCTCCATAAGCTGGGCTTGAAGATGGTCCTTCTGTTTCCAGAGCCGGTCGGAGAATGCTGCACCGTTAAACGGATATTCCAGAAGCTTTTTCACAACGGTTGGATTTACCTGCGCAAACTCTGCATGGAAACCATGATACTGATCTGCATTGTACCAGGTACGGTAATAAGTATCCCCATAGACTTCCTGCATGGTCCTTTCCGCCTCTGACTCATAGTCGATGGTATACAGCTGCCGAAGAATCGCGTCTACCTGTGCCTCCAGAGCCTGATAGCGGGTGATCCGGGCCTTGATGGACATATTATTGACCTGCTGATTGTATTTTCCAATATTCTTCATAACCAGGTCGATAAAATCCTGCAGCTCTCCCAGTTCCTCTGCATCCAGCTTCTTCTGGGCGGCTGCAAAGGATAGCCCGTTCTCCTCTGCATACCGGAAGTAAAACGCATCTATGGTCTTCTGGAGTTCTCTACGCGTCTGATTAAAGGCTTTTTCCAGACGGGTAAAGTATTTGTTGACTTGCATCTCTCCGGCCTTGTACATGGCCTCCTGACGCTCCTGCCAGTATCCCATTAAGCCTCACCTTCCTTGCCATCCAAGTTCGGCGGGAACATATCGGATAATTCCGCTTTCTCGGCTTCCTGCTGGGCCTTTAAGCGCTCAAGCTCTTCTGCGGCATCCTCAACCCACGGATGGTTTTTAATAATCGTCTCGTCTGAAATGATACCCTTGGATGCGGCGCAGTCGGTAATAGCCTGGCTCTCGTTAATTGCGATATCCCGATTAAAAACAATGTTGATCTCACACCCTTGGTAGCTTCCTGCCCCGATCAATTCCAAATATTTATCCACAAAGCCGAACAGCTGCTCCATGCCTGCCTTAAACGCATTCTCCATACGGTTGCATTTCAAATCCAAACCGGAGTACACAAACTTCAAGGCGATACCAGAGGGGCTATTGCCAAGTTTATCGCTGTTCTTATCTACGCCCTGACCAAAGTCATAGATATCTTTCCGCAGCGTGTCAAAGTCATCCTTGGCCGCTGCGATATCCACAGGTGCTGTGATCGCCTCTGCCCCGCCATCCTCATCCAGAGAGATCGCCCGGAAATAATTCAGATCCCGCATAAACTCGCCCAGATCATGGCCGCCATAGCCTTTTAAGGCGTACACAATGGAGCGCACCTCGTCCAGGAAATTGGCCACATCAGACCGGGCCTTGTCGTATCCGTCGATCAATGACTTCACAAATTTAAGATCCGGCAGCTCGTAGTCATTGTTTTTAAACGGCACAAACGGGATCCTGCCCCAGTTCCCGGCCTCTTTGCCGATATGAAAATGCTCCATAAACTCGCTGTTCTCATCTGCCACCGCATCCAGATAGCGTTCTGAATCCAGCCGCAAGTCCCATCCCTCACCCTCAGAATCGGAGACATAATAAGCAACGGCCTCTGGGAGCCAATACTCCACCTTGGTGACAGTCTTCTGCTCCTGTCCCTCGATGACCTGAACATTGTAAAACCAGATAAAGCCATTCAGCTCTTCATGATCGTTATCTCTCCAAAGCGGAATCCCCTGTTCTGGCGGAATGATCATGGTCTGGAATTTTCCCTGCTCATCGATATACGGATGCAGCCATGCAATCCCGCCATTGCTGGCAGATACACCCAGACGCATCAGGCGCCTGTTCTGAAAGTTTTTCCCTAAGGTATCCTGTACCATAGACAGATACTCTTCTGATTCCTCGCAGGTCAGTGTATAAGGCTTTGAAAGCAGATAATTGGTCTTATCCTCAATCAGCAAGTGCATAAAACCATGCGCACGCTTATTATTAGGCTTGGATCTATCCAGTACCTTTTCTATCTGCCCGGTAGTCTTCTCTTCCCGGTAGCGGTACATCTTCCGGTTCATGATCTCCGGATTGTCTACACGGTAATACGCCTCCCCGTCCAGCATCCACTTCCGCTCTGAAGATCTCACAAACTCGTCCATGTACAGCCGGCACAGCTGCATATTAGTCATCCGGTTTTTATTTGGGTCAAATAATATATCCATCCAATCCACCTCACTTCAAAATCCGGATTCCCGGACGCATCTTAATTATTGTCATGCAGAAATACCTGAGAGCATCAAGTGCGTGATCGTGCTCTTTCACTGGTTTGTCCTCACCCTTGTCCGCTGCTTTCGCATCCCAGATATAGGACGCAAACTCTTTGATCAGATTTTCGCACGACTTGTCTATAAAAATAGATCCCGTAAGCAGCAGCGTAGCCACTAACCGGATCCCGTCTATCACATCATTCTTTGCTTTTTTAACCTTAAAGCCGTCTTTTTCCAGCTGTGCTTTGAAGCTGGCGGCTGCCGGATCCAGGATCACGCTGCGGATACTCTCGTCATGCAGCCAGTCTTTTAAATCCCTAGAAAACTCTGCATCAGTCTTTTGCCTGCCCTTATCCCGGCCTGAATAGTAGTACTCCCTGCGGCAGTACCATTTTTTATCTGCTCCCTGCTGCCAGAATAAGAAGGCTGTCGGATTCTGGGTACCATAGTCACAGCTGACATACTTATCACCCGTCCAGAGATCATGCCCTGTTTGCGATTTATATGCAGCAGCCAGAGCCTCCGTATCAACGGTGTGCTTATCTGGATCAAACATATCATAGATAACGCCCTCGGCCATAGCCCAGAGCCCCATGATATAGCGCTTGAAGAATACGCCGGTGTACATGCTGCGATATCGGGCTTTGATCTCCTCTGACAGACTCATATTGTCGTCCATGGTGAAATGGACATACAGCAGCTTTTTAAGATCCGGCTCCTTCCCCGCAGCTTTTGCCTCCTCGCGGATCTTGGCGACCTTTTTCTTTCCCAGGTAGCCGATGGCCTTGTCGATCCAGTTTACCTTAAACCAGTGATAGGGGCCGTCCGGGTTGCAGTTGAACCAATATTTGGATCCGGTCACAGAACAGCGGCCAGTTGCCTGATTGACGAAGCTCTCCGGCATAAGCGCCACCTCGTCGCAGAACAGGCCCGCCAGAGTAATACCCTGAATCAGATCCTGGGATCTCTCATCCTTGCCGCCGAAGATGTAGAAGTAGTTCGTGACCTGTCCCCGGCTGATCTCCACCATGTTGTCTGCCCGATGGTCTGTCACTTGATATCCTCGGCTTTTAAGCATCAGTTTTAACCAGAACAGAACATTGCGCCGGAAGGAGCCAATGGTCTTACCGCACATGGCAAAGTTCTGGCCGGAAAAGGTACTCATGGCCCACATCACAAAGGACAGAGACATACAGACGGTCTTACCGGATCGGATAGCCCCGTCTGCTATAATGCCGTCATAATCCTTTACAGGACTGTCCGGCACCCACCATGTCAGGATCTGCTTCTGCTTGCGTGAAAAGGGCTGAAACTTGAAGATCTGAACCTTTGTCAGGATATTCCGCTGACTTTTCATCTTTTCAATCTTCTGTTTTGTCTGGCTGATCCGCTCCTTAATCGTCATCGGAATCACCCCACAAGTCTCCCGCCTCTGTATTCAGTGCCTCCAGGAATCCATCCTCTTCCACTTCTGTCTCCTGGCCTCCCAGTTTCAGTGCTGCCATATCCAGTTTCATAAGTTCGATCTCCAGACGGGCATCGTCCACGCCGAACCGATGCAATGAATCAATGGCAGCCTGCTTTCGGGCCTGAACACGGGTCAGGGCGTCCTCTATGTTCTGGATCTGGCCCAGTGTTGCGTGTTTCTCATCCAGATCCGTCCACTTATCCTTTTCAGTTCCCTTTTTCTTTTTGACGGTGATGAAGTCCGCCTGCCGCAGATTCTCAATCCGTTTCAGCATCCGGCGCTCCCTGACAGTCAGCAGCTGGATCTCCTGGAAGAGAAGCTGCTCCTTGTCATTCGGCACTGCTGCGGCCAGCTGCTTTTCCTCGGGTTCCAAGCAATCAAAAAGGAGAGTTTCAAACTCCCCTGTGGTGACTGCATTCTTGTTTCCGATAGGTGCGGCGCCTCCTTTATTACCAATAGCATTTTTATTGCCAGGCGGTGCGCCGCTGGTTGCAACTTTTTTCTTTTTGGATTGCAACTTTTTATCACTCTGGTTGCAACCCTTTTTTGTCTTCCAGTACCGGGCCGCCCAGGACTTCACTGCCGACAGACTGACACCATACTTTTCTGCAATTTCCTTGTATTTCATGCCCTGCCGGTAATCAGCATAAGCTTGATCTCTCAGTTCTAAATTTTCACTCAAGCACCACCACCTCTCTTTTCAATTGAGTTTGTTTTTGGTAAAAGAAAAGAAATAGCCGGAGCTACCCTAAAAAGACCAATACCAGTAACCACAACCATCCAATACCATAATTAACTGCCATATATACTGCTAAAAATACAATAGCTGTTTGGCACAAACATTTCATATGCCATACCCCTCCATATCCAAAACGAAGCAGAAGATTTCATATTCTCCTGCTTCAAACATTAAACTATCTTAATATTTACTGTAAAACCATTTTTCTCATAATAATTTTTTATATAGTCTAAAAAACCATCAACGGATTTTCTAACCACAATATTCGAAAGGATCCGACCAACTTCAGTAAGTGAAACGTACCCAATCGGAACCTGTTCCCTTAAGTTCCCGATTTCAATAATATTACCATGATATTCAAATCCAATACACGCTTGTTCCAAATGCCAGTTTTTAAGAATCAATCTGTCATCTATCGCATTTACTTTTAACAATCCTAACGATTGTAAATCATTCAATTTCTGATACGACACTCTTACACTTTTGAGAATTTCCGTACTTTCATCTGCCGCAATTATTAACATTCCCTTTCCTAAGCCGTAATCGAATATTCTATTAACCGCAAATTTACATACATTATCAAAATCAGCCGCATCATCAGCACTCATTATGCTCAATATATGAACCAATTGTTTTGGAATACACCCATTATTTTTACTTTCTTCTGATAATAATTTCCCCCATAATATTTTAGCATCATCGCGGCAAATATTTTTAGCTTTGTCTAAAAAGAATGCACACCAATCATCATCTAAGAATCCCTGGTTCATATTCTCATAAGACATTCCAAAACTAATAGCATGCTGAATAATATCATGCATATTTGTGAATTCTTTTAATTCCCTTCTAACTTTACTAATTTTCATCGCCTTTATCAATGGCGGCATTTCTGCATCGTTTTCATATTCCTCTTTTAAGTATTCAACAGCATCTTCAAAATCCTTTTTAGATCCACGAGGGGTAACTAAAAACTGCATCAATTCCAAAGGCGAAATTTTATCAAACATATCGCACTCTCCAATCCGACATTTTTCTACATTATATCACACATTGAAAAGGAAAATCTTGCCAAAGTTTGGAGCGCTATTTTGTTGATTTGTCATCACAGAACATACGCTCTGTTTTGTAAAATAACTTAATATAATAAAAAGACACCCTCTCTCAAGGATGTCTCTCTGTACCTGGAACGTCTGGGTGGAGATCCCTAAACCAGGCAACGGACCCTCCAGGAATCGAACCTGGGACACGGTGGTTAACAGCCACCTGCTCTACCGACTGAGCTAAGGATCCGAAGAAGGGGGGCGTCCAGCCCTGGGATGGAACCAGAGCCAGACGAACCGGCCACCCGGCTGTGACACCTGGCGACCGTCGATTTAAGTGTAAGCCGTCGGCTGTATGCCTTTGGCTTCATGATACACTATAACATTTTGATTCGTAACATTGGTAACATTCGTAACAAACTTTATGCCGCAGACATAAATCTTTGAAATTCCATTTTTACACTTGCTTCTGTGGCCTTTCTCCCCATCTTCATAGCCACCTGCGCCCAAGTCATATCCTCAAACACCCTGTACCGGATAATCCGCTGCATTCTGGGCGAAACTGTATTGAGCCATGCTTCCACCTGACGCTTGATCTTCTCTGCGTTCCGGATCCGCTCCTCCAGCAGCACTTCCATACGTTCCAGCTCATCCGGATCCTTAACAGCTGCATATCCAAGCCCCTCCAAATGATAGGTCTGTAAGGTGTAAGGGAACTCATGCGACGATCCCTTAACGCTGTCCTGCTGTATCTGGCTGCGGCGCTTCCTCAGCTTCCGGATCTCCTCCTTGGTGTCCTTAATCAGCTCGCAGGCATCTATGTACTGCTCCAAAATCTGCTTGTCCAACGGTATCACCTCCTCGCCCTCAAAATCCTCTGTCTGGCCTCATTCCACTCATCCGCCCAGGTTTCCATATCCACTCGGACAATCAGGTACCGCTTCTGGTACAGGATTCCCATGTCGCTGTACTTGTCGACCTGAGGCCTACATTTCCATCCAAATCTCTTTTGCAGCTCAATGCCACTGTACCGCCCCACAAGCTTCCCGCAATCGTACAGGTCATAATATACTGGCCCCGGCATAACATCACCTCCAGACCAACAGCACCATCATCAGGGAAGTCCAGACCATCAGATATTCCCACCGATCTATGTTGCCTTGGATCAGATTGACCGTCCCCGTTATGGCCCACATGATAATCACTACGCTCTTAAGTACATTCACGGCCACAACCTCCCTGTTTTCTCGTCTCTTAACCTGATCGTATCCTCCACATGGTAGCCCATACACTTCGCGGTAAAGAGCATCATGCGGACGGCCTTGCGGTAATCTTCTGGCGGCCTGTCCGCTTCATGGATCGCAGCTCCGGCGGCTGGATCCGGATATCCTTCATGATTCTTGTACATTGTACTTCCTTTCCTAAATGTCAGTTTAAATAATTTCGCATCCAGCCCATTCTGTTAAATTCCCTAATGTTTTAGCCGGATTAACTGAATCGACATCTTTTCCTTCAAATAAGTCACTTTTTCTGTCAAACGCTTCTTGTCCCACATACTGCCACTTACATGCCAAACAATCAGTGTTTATATAACCTTTACTTGCTTTCTTTTTGCAATTTTCACACCAATACATTTCATACCTCCGCTAAATCTTAATTTAACTCAATACAACAACTACTTGTTTAATACCACAACTGTTTACTACAACTGAGCCTTAAATCATCCCCAAACCATGTAATGTCAGCTGTGCCCTATGCTCTTCAAGCCTCTGTTTCGACAGCTCATACCGCTTAGGATCAATCTCAAATCCAACATACGGAATCCCTGCTTCCTCATATGCGATTAGGCTGCTGGCGCTCCCTACATGAGTGTCCAGTACATTCCATCCCGGCTGTACATATTTCTGGATCAGCCAGCGGTAAAGATTAACTGGTTTCTGGGTTGGGTGGATGCGTTTCTCGTTGAGCTTTTTGTTGCCCTGCTGAACCCAGCCCTCCTCAATGCTCTTTCCCTGCATCATCCCATTCCACATATACCGGAACAGGCGGACAGAATCATGCAGACTGCAGGAGGCTATCTCACAATCCGAGAAACTGTTGGAGCCATTGCACTTGTCCCATACGATCCTTCCCGTTGGAAAATTCCAGTCAAAATAATTACAGCCCCATATGATCTGATGTTTGGAAACACGTTCCAGTTCACGGAAGTAATCTTCTCCTGGTACTTCCCAGTTTTCTGAGGGTTCGTAGCGCCTCTGTACGCCTATCGGACTTACTTTCCGACCATAATACCCTCTGCGTTCTGGGCCGGAAAAGTAAGGAGGATCAGTGATAGCAATGTCAAAATATTTGTCTGGGAATTGTTTCATGCCCTCCATGCAGTCCATGTTGTAATATCCATATTCCATAAGTCACTCCTCTGGTTGGTACGGCTCCGGCAGTGGCATCCAGGCGGTCACTGTGTCATACACATTTGCCAAATTCCTTTCCTCTTTCTCCACTGCATCACAGTATATCCATTCGTTATAATCATCCGAATACTGCCAGATCCCTCCGCCTATATATTCCGCCTTATACACACCGTAGCTTTCTGGATGATATTTCTTCTCTTCTTCCGGAAGCCAATCAGTGTCATAATCGTTGATCCATTCAGAGTGTTTTATAGTCGCCCAAACTGGTTCTCCCTGCACCGGCAGCCTCTCTTCCACGGGAATCCAGCGGTGCTGCTCCTTAAGCCGTTCGATTTCTTCCGGTGTCAGCCCGGTATCCTCGTACTCCATCAGCTTCCAGAGAGCTCCATACAGCCGCTCCCGTAAAGACTTGGTGATTACCTGTCCTTCATGCAGCTGTTCCCATGACACACCCTTCAAGCACCAATTTCCCTGCTCATCTTTCTGTGTTAATCTCTTCATTCTCGCCTTCCTCCTCCCACTCAAGTGCCTCGCCGCATATCTGGCAGTATTTCTGCCCCGGCTCAATCCTCTCATTCTCACATACCCGGCACATAAATCTTTCTTTGCCCTGCATCCATATCTTAGCCATATCTATTTTCCTTTCTGCAATGCCTTCAAAAACTCCACCAGTTCTGTCTCACTGTCTGGATACCGGCTGTATGTCTCATGTCGCTGCCATCTTCCGTAAGCCCCAGTCGGATGCTTCTCCGGCTCCGGCCCTCCAACCAAGTGTAAGTATGAGGATTCATAATCCTGCCCAGTAAACTCATTATGCTGGGTGTATACTTCCACAATCAGCCTTGCCCCATTCTCAAAATCATACTTGTAATACCGGGCCCCGATATGCTCATCTGTATACCACAGGCCCCATGATTTATAATCTCTCAGCCATGCCTTGCGCTGATCGTTGTTTTTCATAATCGGAAGCTCCGGCTGTTCCGGTTCCTCCGGCTCTGGCATATCCAGATCACACAGCATTCCTGCAAGGGCTGCCACCAGTATTTTCTTCTTCCGGAGCAACTTTTTCGGGAATCCTTTCACTGCATCGACCTTTATCATCTCATCCAGGAGTGCCTTTTCTTTTTCCAGCATCTCCCTAAGCAGCTCCATGTCTGTAGGCTCAGTATCTTCCCCCGGTTCTTCCCCGCTGCTGTTTTCGCAGCAGATTTCCTCATTCTGCTGCATTTTCGCAGCAAGCCGTTCCGGCTCCTGATCCAGCGCCCTCATAGCCCGACCGCAAATATATTCGCAAGGATCCTTGCAGTGCTTACAGCATGGGCTTGGCTCCCCGTCTCCGGCCCGGTGATAAACCAGATCGTGGTTCACGAACTCACAAGTATCTCCTACAAGTTCACGGATTCCATCCAGATCTCTAATCTCGCACGGAAACGGATTCCCGCAGGGTGCCTCTACACACCACCGGTCTTTTTGCCGGATCCCACACTCCATAGAGCAGGAATCACAATAATGGCCTCCCTCACATCCTTCTGTAGCAATCAGGCTGTCTGCCGGATATTCCCGCTTGGGTGTCCCATAGGCCGATAGCTGATGGGCTGGACAGTTTTCCCGTTGCGACGTCGCAACGCTCTCCACCGGCAGAGGCTCCACTTCAGGCATCAAGTCCTCCACCGATATCTCACAGCTCTGCATAGCTGCTCTTTCTGGTTCCGGCGGTACATCCGTCACATCTAGAGCAGCCTCCGGCTCAATCCCCGGAAAATCTGTAATACTGATCTGCCCCGGAAGCTCCACATACGGGATTTCCTTAGGCTGTTTCATGGCTCGGATCTGGCGCACGGTCATATCTGGAGTTACCTGCTCCAACTGCTCATCATCAAGCCCAAGCATCTCTTGAAGCTGTGCTTTGCTGAAATCCCTGTACCGATCATCCAGTATGGGGCTGTTGCCTCCCTTGGAAAACCGGATGCACCGGTCTATATAGCGTTTGGTGGTTGACCGGCTGAAACCGAACTGCCTGGCAGCATACTCATTGATATCGCTGTATCCGTATTCCTGGAACTGATTACGATCCCGCACATACATCAGCCAGTACCCGATGGATATCACACTTCTGGCGGCCGTCTTAAGGTCTGTATGTATGTACCGCCCGATCTCATCCAGTGGGATCTCCATCTGGTACCACTCCGGGCCTGTATGGTCAATGGTTCCTGTCTCAGGAACCATGGTATTCTCATCTTCCATCTGTCTCCCCCTCTCTCAAAAACTCCCTCGTCCGCTCCATCATGATCGCATCATAGTCCACATCCCTTTGTTCAAAGTTGTGGAACCGGTTGGACGATGGACCGGGAGTCTTTTCGCAGGCAGGTTTCCCCTCTGTCGGGTTCCGGTAGTTCCCATCCAGCACCTTTGCCATATTGGCATCAGCAATCAGCCAGTCAAACGTAGCTGACCAGTTCCTGCGGTTTTTGCCCTTCAAAAAGTCACTTTCCTCCGCAGTCTCAAAAAGCCGACGGAAGTCCTCAACGGTATATCCTGCCCTCAGTCTCGCACGGATCGCCTTCTTCCTCGCTTCCGACAGCTTCACCAGGCGGGGATACGACCCGCAAACGGAATTATATAATTCTCGAATCGTGGTGATCTGGGAGGAAAAGTCGTCCGGCTTTTCTGGTACCTCTTCAGAGGTACTCTTTTTATTTTGTTTTTGTTTATGTTTATATATGTCTGCGCTTTGTACTTCGCTTTCTACTACGGGAAATACTTCGCTTTTTACTTCGCTATATACTTCGCTTTTTACTACGTTTTTGAAAGTGAAATACACCATTTTGTATTTATTAGGGCTTCCTTTTCTGCCCTTCTGGTAGATGATACGGCCAGCCTTTATGAGTTCGTCCCTCGCCTTGATGAATGTGGCTTCTCGACCCATTGACATGGCTGCCATCAATCTCAGGTTATCTACTATAACCCACTCGCTCCACCCGCTCCGGTTGAAATAGTTCATCATCTTGTACCATAACAACTGTGACGGGATCGGTAAGTAGTTAGTTTCGAGCCATCGTTCAAAGGCTATGATCTCTGCCAGGTAATTGATCTCCATGTAGGCTGTCACCTACCTCTCTTTCGCTTTTAATTCCCTCCAGGCCTGAGCGTCCCTGTATAACCCGATCCAGTCCACGAACCGCATCGTCACCAGCCATTCACACCGGTCACGCCGATGGAATACTGCCGGAAGAAGCCCTTTTGCGGCATCCCTTACCGCCTGTGATACTGCATCTAAAAGATTCAGGCGCTCCACCCGCTTGCACTCTATATGGATGCCCGAGAGCCCTACCACGTCCGCATCACCGGAGGTCCCGCAATACTGCTGGCCTCTGCGGCAGTCATAACCGTACTCCCTCAAAAGCCCTGCCAGCTCACGCTCCCCGCGCTTGCCTTTCTCTCTCTGTGATTTTCCCATGTGCCTCCTTCCCGACCGGCGGACGGTCAGCCATGCCGGTCTTAGGACTTTTATAACCAAATGACATTTAATATCGTGACATATTATCCTGCCATCAGAGGTAACTCTTTCCAAATTCTTGCCGGAAATCTCCCCGACTTCCATAATGCTCCTCATAATATTTCTGAGCCTTACGTTTTAATGACTCATCAAACTTCTGATCCATATGCACACTGTAAGGAGCCATATTGTGCCAATCTGGACGCAGCGGGACCAGAAAACCGTATTTCTCTGATAAAGGCCGGTTCGGCCCATTAAATACATGGTGGATGGCAATATTGCAGTCCCCTGTGATAATACAATGGTGCAGATCATCTGTAAGTACACTATGCAGTTTCTTCATGGCGTTTTCTCCAATTCTTTTCGTACATTTCCATCATGCGTTCCAGCTCTTGTGGTGGGATTGTTTCAATCCCTTGTTCCTTACATTCTGACACCAGCCCATCAATCAACACGGACATTTCTGCGGTATCATAGGTGCTTGATCCACGCAGCATTACATATGTACGGTACAGCTTCCCGTCCTTCCCTGTCTTTACTTCTGACGTGGGGCGGATATGGTAGGTCTCAGCTTCATCCGCCTTTTTAGTCCCTTCCTCGCTATCCGGAAGAACCAGAAACACCATCTGCCCGTCAATGACCTCCGGACGACCGTACCGCCTCAAGAGTATGTTATGCAGGTACGGCTTGGAAATGTTGAGCTTGTCCGCCAGTTTTGTCACCAGCTGCCAGTAATACGCATTTGCATCCAGACTGCGTTTCTTTTTCCATGGTTTCACAGCAAAAGCCAGCTTTTCGTAGTTTCTTAAATCATCCCATTCCGGGCCGATATCATCCTGGTCACACTGCACAATCAGTTCTATTCTGTGGGATTCTAAATCAATACGCAGGCCGCCTACAAATCTCCCTGTAAATTCCATAAGCTACTACCTTTCTGGATTGTTCCACGGGAGTCCATCGGCCCCATTTTCCGGAGGAATCGTGGCAGGATCTATTGGTTTATCCGGCTTACCCTTCAAAACATCCATTGCATCCCGGAATTGATCTATATTCATCTCGTGAATATCATTCAGACCATAATTCTTTAGAATTCCTTTTAAGCCCACTCCTGTTCTGGATAATTCTATATACAGCGTATTGATATGTGCTGTTTCTACCAGTATCGGCCCCTGTGATTCTGAAGCCTCTGCGTTTTCATCTGGTTCGAGCTGCCCCATAGTAAAAACCACCTTATTCTTACACTTAATTACCAATGCATTGATATTATTTTCAGTGTCATAGCCAATCTGGCCCACGGAAAACCGATCTCGGCAGGTGAATCTTGCTCTTCCGCTGCCTTCTGCCTTCTCAATCTTGCATTTCCCGGATGGAATCCAAATAAACGGCGCTGTATACAGCTCCCGGCCGATTCCCCAATTAAAGCAGGCCCGCTTAAAAGAATCAGAAGCCAATCCCTTTTCTTTCTCTGTGTTGCTCTCTGTACCTGTATCTTCTTTCTCGATCCACTGACTCTTGCTATCGTCCCAGATAGCTACTGTACAGTTTGCATTATCTCTGGAATGGTGGCGCTGCCAATTTTCCGGCCCCACAGCTTCGTCCAGGATATTCATATCGCATCGGGCATCTTTATACAGCAGAAGAGTAACGCCTTTTTCTGTTACTGTGGCTACTCTACAATCAATCTCGTCTGCCCTCAATGTTCGGAATTTTTTCATTTTTCCCAGTCCTCCATTTCAGCCCAATTCCCGGAATAATACCAGTCCACAAACTCCTGCTTCTCTTCCGGAGTGGCATTTGCACACCGTTCCAAGGCGTACTGATATGCCTGATCTTCTTCTACGATCGTCCCAGCCTCAGGGCCTATTCCTTTGTAGTACATTCTTTCTCCTTCTTCTCATCCAGTTCAAAACCCAGCGCTGCCGCAACCACTTCACGGTCGACGGAATACTTGCTTGCCTGGACAATTCCAGCCAGCGCATTGACCCGTCCCATGAGCATCAGGGCTTCCTCATACTGGTTGTCTGCGCAAAAAACATCGTTTTTTCGGTTTGCCATCTTGATTTTCCCTCAGTTCTCCCTCATAATAAAGAGTGTTGTTTTTTATTTTCTGGACCTACCACAGTTGCCGCTGTGCAGGTCCTTTTTCAGTTCTTTCAGCTCGCGGAGCATCTGATCCATTTCACCGGGGTAAGTGATGTAAGCA